TTATTGACGTAGGTGAAGCTGATCAAAAAGCAACTGAAATTAATTTAGATGATAAGGGTGAACCAGAAAAAGTTGAAGCACCCGTTGAAGAGAAAATCGAAGTAGAACAAGTTGAAGAACCTACTAAAGAAGTAGATAAATCTTTTGAAAACGAAAGAGAAACTAAACTTGAAAAAAAAGAAGATAAGGACGAGCTAAAAGAATATAGTGAAGGCGTTCAAAAACGTATTGCTAAACTTACTCGTAAAATGAGAGAAGCAGAAAGGCAAAAAGAAGAAGCAATAGCTTTTGCTGAATCAGCTAAAAAATCACAATCAGAATTACAAAGTAGATTATCTAAATTAGATAAGTCTTATGTTTCTGAATTTGAAAGTAGAGTATCTACTAATTTAGTTGCAGCTAAACAAGCATTGAAGACTGCTATTGAAGCTCAAGATGTTGAAGGTCAAGTTAAAGCACAAGAACAAATTGCAACTTTAACTATGGATGCTGCACGTTTAAGTAGTTTAAAAACTCAAGCAGAAGCACCTAAAGAGGAAAAAGAAGTTAATATAAATCCTCAAAGATCTACTCAATCACCGGTAACGGATCCTAGAGCAGAGGAATGGGCATCTAATAATGCATGGTTTGGTAACGATTCAGCTATGACTTATACGGCTTTTGATATACACAAAAAGCTTGTAGAAGAAGAAGGTTATGATCCTAAATCTGATGAATATTATGCAGAAGTTGACAAAAGAATAAGAGTTGAATTTCCGCACAAATTTGATAAGGTAGATAACACTTCTACAGAAAGAGCAAAACCTGCTCAAACTGTAGCTTCGGCTAAACGTTCAGCCTCAACAGGACGCAAAAA